TTACGAAACTCTTTGAAGTTCTTATTCTTAGCGTGCTCGCGCATCTTTGACGCCGATATTCCCTCGTCACCCTCAGCGTCTGGATCTCTATGGCCGGCCGACACGACGTCAATCTTCTTAAAGCTATAGGGTATATTTCCATTTTTGTTTGGCTTGCCGTTATACGCGTGTAGCAGCTTGTGGAACTCATGCACGCGATCTGAACCTGCCACCATTATGAGGTGATCATGACCAGCCTTATTGAGACGCGCGGCATGATGCATTAGAGTTGGTTCAGTCTTTGTAGCAGCACGAATATTTGTGTGCGGGAAGAATCGCTTGGCATGCTTAACCTTGGTCTCTGGATCTAATGGATTTTTCTTGCTGTCATGAGAACCAGAGAGTATAACCTGATGATAGGCTCCGTGCTTCTTCGCAAGTTCGTGGACCTTGTCCATCAGCTTAGCATGGCCGGTTGTAGGAGGGTTCATTCGACCAAAGGCAAATACCACCGGTTTCTTTGGTGTGTCGGCATCTTCAGCTAAAAACTCTCTATACTTTTTCATTCGTATCTCTCTTTGCCTGCTGCATCTTGCCCGCCAAGAAGTTTTGGCGTGAGAACTGCTTTCTATTTACGAATTTTGACATGTCACCGTTCTTACTGACGGCTACTGCACCCTCTGGACCCGTCTTAGCTCCACCGATTGAATGATCAAACTCTTGATGCTTGGCCATAACGCCAATAAGAATGTCCTTAGCGTCCTGCAGGTGCTTATGTAGCTGAAATGCATGATCGAAGTGGTTCTTGTTGTCAGAGGTGTGCTTGACAAAAGAGTCTAGCTTCTCTCGGCGCTGCTGCTTGGCTTTCTCGCTCTTAAGCTTCTCTATATCCTTGGTTATGCCGCCCGTAACGTGTTTAACATATCCCTCGGTGGAGGGAGTTCCATCTTTGCGAACCATATCATTGACATGAGTCTCTAGATTAGTTCCATGACCCTTTAACTTGTCCAGAGCATCCGGATGCATCTTGGAGTAAAGCGCTTTGGCCTTAGACATAGAGTCGTGATATTTCTGCTGCTCCTTGGGAGTATAATGAGATGGATCGATCTTGATGGTAGGATCTATATGGTGCACATCTGGATGATGAGTAAACTTATTTTTGTCTACATTTGGAGTAGCGCGCATGTTTTGAAGATCACCCTTGCCTTCATACTTGGTATGAACTACAACGCCGAGCTTAGAGTTTCGTATGGCCTTTCCGTGAGCGCTGTCAGCATCGGTAGAATACGTGATGGTATTCGGAGTGAAGCTGAGCTTCTTACCGTGCTTCTCTATATCCTCCTTGGTATGCATGATGTCGCCTTGGTACACACCGTGCTTGGGAGTTATCTTGGGAAGATGCTTGAGCGCAGTCTTAAGCTTGTCCACGAGACCTGGAGCATGACCGTGGTTTTGCTCGATGTCATGATTGGTATGATTGATCTTGGGATTCTTATTGAATGACGACTTAGTTCCGACAAAGAATCTTCCGTTCTTGGGATGATATCCAAACACTACCGAGGGTGCTCCATCGTACTTGGCAGTAATATTTAGATCTGACTTCTTGCCCATAAGCGCGTCGTGCGCACCCTCAAGTGCATGTCCAGCTTTCTTAACTCCCTCGTTGCCAGAGTGTATGATGTGGTCTTCCACGTGCGTCAGATGCTTGAGTGGCTTACCATCCTGCTCCTCATCAGCCTGTTCTGTTAAAAAGTTTGCAAAGCTTTTCATGCATCTTCCTTGATTCTCTTGCGCTCATCTGGCGAGTAGAAAGCCATCCCGCCGTGCTCGGTGTCATCCTTAAAACGATTTGCCACAGTCTTATTTACCGCAGTATCTCCAGTGGTCTTGTCGTGTTCCACGTGATGCGCGACGAACTTTACATCAGGGTGATGTCGCTTAAGGCTAAGAAAGTGAGTTAAGTTCTCATGAGAGTCGTCGTAGAGATGAACCTCATGGTACCCATGCTTATGCACTAAGCTTGATACGATGTTACGCTTACGCTCGGCTGGTGTTCCCTTGTCTAGATTACCGGCGCGCCGCACGTGAACTTTATCGATATCAATCCCGTGCTTCTTCAGGTGGTGACCAAACTTCTCCTTGTCGTCCATGTCAGAACGTGCTGTTAGAATCTCGACATTCGGGTTACGGCGATGGATGTTCTTTAATCGGCCAATCATTTTTCTAATAGGATGAGCAGACTTGGTGAACACGTCGGAAGACCTAAAGTCTGAGAAGTCGTAATTGTGGTTTGGCTCTAGCTTGTGGTTATTGAACTGCACATTGCTGAGAGACTTAACCCTGTCGCCGGAAGAGTTCTTGACGTGAATCTTCGGCTCAGTCTTTGGATCAGGGTAGTGAAACAGAGTCTCATCCATGTCAAAGACATGAAGGATCTTTCGCTTCTCCTCAATTATTAGTTTAGAAAATGATAGCATTAGATGGGTACCGGTGCTGATTCATTTGCAAATTTAATGGCTGGTCTAACAGTTCCTTGAGTAACTCTGTGAATAAAAATATTATCCTTTAATACTTCACCAGAATAAAGTATTATGCCTTTTGTTGAATTATTACGATTATCGATAAAAATTACTGGTTTTTTGAAGTAGCTACTCGCAAATTCCCTAAATTGCTGCTTCTCAATTTCTTCGAATGCTTTTCTAAACTCACTCTGCTTTATCTCATCTATAACTAGTTTATTGATTGCTTCTGAGGTTGCTTTTAAAGTTTTGTTCGTTTTATTATTGTATTGTTTAACTAGATCTTCTAAAGATGAAATAACTTTACGTTGTATACCGGCATCTATTGTGCCACCGAATCTAAAATCGCTAGCGATATTTGTCTCAGCAGAAATTTTAACTGCTTTTATCTCGTATCCAATATTATCAACAAATATATCTGCGCCGGCTGATTTACCACCGCCGAGATATGAATTATTTAATAAAAGATATAGAAGTACTTCACCTGGACCAACACCCTTTATATTTGCATCATATATATCGTTAAAACGACTAGATCTTTTTAGTATTTTTATATTAGTATTTAACTCACGCATATCGACGCGGTTTGAAGGCCGAACATCATCCAATTCTTTAATTCTGCCATATCTCATATATAAAAATCTAATAGCATCTTTATTCTTAATTCTGTTTTTACCAAAATCAGCCTGATTGAAATTCAATCTTGCAGCCAATTTAGTTCCAAGAACTCTGTCAATAAAAGCTTGAGTTTGTTTATCTGAGAATATTCCATAATTGGGCATGTGCTAATATGACCTTTTTCACTATTTATTCAAATAAAAAAGGGAGGCCTTTCGACCTCCCTCTATGAATAAAAGTAGACTGGGTCGGGCGGAACCCCACCGTGATCCCGACTGTTCCTTGCTAAATGTGTTACTCTGTGCCTCTTGCGCTGCAGCGCAATACCAGTCTTTCAGTGAGTTTATTTATACGACGATGTCATTCTGGATGAAAAATTCTGGTGTCCAGCCATTGAATCCATAACCTTTATTCAACCGGTTAGCATACTCCTCCACGACTCTCTCTCGATCTGATGCCATAATGATTCTATCGGTAGGGATCTCCCTGATACAATAGAGTCCCTCGTCGCTTAAGTCGATGATATCGTACGTCATTTAAACTCCGCAAATAGTTTCTTGTCAAACTTGATACTGGAGGATCGGTTTCTGTCCTCCTGACCAAACTTAGTGTTGTCCATAACCGGACCGTCCAGAAGATTCTCCTGAGCGTCCTGCTCTACATCATAGAAGCGCATCTTTCGGCGATCCACCCCAAGCATAAACCTACGGTTAGTCCCAACGTCAGAATAGCGATTCTTGAGCTGCTTAACCAGTACCTGATTGAGTGACTCAAACTCTTCGGTCGAGATGATCGCAAACATAAAATCAGCTGTGGCCGGGAGTCCAAAGGATTCTGATGTATCTTCCAGTCCCAAGTCGCTGCTCGTATACCCTCCTCGAGTTGTTTGAGTCGCAGAGACGACAGGTACATCGAACTCCACGGCAAGTCCTCGAAGCTCTTCTGCGATTGCTTTGATATAGGTATAAGAATTGACGTTGGCTCCATGCTTAATCCTCGCAGAGGCGCAGATGTTTAGATAATCGATATAGATTACATCGGGAACGAAATTCTTTTTAATCTTTAGCTCATCAATCAGATGTCTGAAGTTGCTGGAAGACGCGCACGCGGTAGGATATTCCTTGATGATCAATCGTCCCTTAGTCTTAGTCTTGAGACGCTCGATCTTAGAGTCATAAGACTCCTTTGGTATCATCTCGAGCTCGTCCAGAGGTACATCCAAAAGATTGGCATCGATTCGCTCAGCGATTCTTTCCTCTGCCATCTCGAGAGTAATGTACAGAACGTTCTTACCTTCGGTTAAGTTGTGTGCCGCGGTGTGACACATGAACATTGACTTGCCGACGCCGGTTCCGGCCAAAACTACGTTTAGAGTCT